ATGGCGGCTGTCACCGCTTCGAGGCGCTTGAGGTTGTCAGCCTGGAGAACACCGTATGTCCTGCTCATCTCAGAGAGAGCGGAGTTCTCACGGTATCGGAGCTTGTTCCTGTAGCTCTCGTTGACTTGATAGATATCAGGCATCGGTGTCAGTCAACTCGTATCCGTAGTATGGATGATAACTTTTCCCGTTTTCCTTTGGTGCCATGCGCTTGAGGATCTCTTTGCGCGCAGCTGTGGACCAGCGATATCCAGCATCGCCACCCCATGCAGCCCATGCGACACGACCAGCGGACGGATAGCCATCCTCACCTGGTCGGAATCCTTCAGCCTGTTTGTCTACTTCGTGACGTCGGAAAAACGAATACATCCGAAGGACGGTCGACTCACTGAGCTTTTCACCGGAGATAATCTGATTCGCTCTAGCCCATGCGACAGCGGTCCCACCATCACGACCAGCATCACGCCACTCGATGGCCTGACGTGCTTCTGACGCCATGTCCTTCGAGGGAATGAACTTCAGTCCTGGCTCAGATGCATCGTCGAATGCTTTGGTCTCTTCACGCACTGTGACAGGTAGCAGTCCAAGGTGCTGAATCGGATCAAGTCCAACAGCTGCGAGTGCCGGTTCAGGAGCAAAGCCAGCACGAATCAAAGCGCCAGCAGCACTCACCAGCTTCGCAGTCTCATCGGCAGTTCGAGCTGTCGACACAGGCGCAACATCAGGGAGCAGAAGATCCTGCGCGTTCTTGAGCACAGGGACAGCGGTTGGGTGATAATAGCCCTCATCGTCGTCCGAAGGCGTCACACCAGCGACACGCTTGGCTGTTGCGAGATCGATGATGCCACTCTTGTAGAGTCGCTCCGCTCTCTCTGCGTCCTCGTTTAGGTCAGCCTGAAGCGATGGCACATTCGCCACATCGAACTCAAGGTAGTCGCCTGGTTGCGTCTCTTCGTAGTCCGGCAGCAGTGCGATTGTGAGCGCTTCGCTCATCTGGCGCATCAGTGGAATCATTCCATCAGTCCACGCGCTTCGCGTTGCTTGCTCGAGGTTCGAGTATGTTGCGCGCTCGAGGCCGCTGCCGAGTTGAAGCACCAGCGGATTGAGTCCGAGAGCTGCACACACGCGCTCCTCCGGTTTGCGACGGATCTCATCAAACGCCATCTCGGATGGTTTGTGACTGACCTGCTCGACCTTGAACGGGCCTGTCATCACCAGGACAGAACCAGCATTGTCGCCGGTAAAGTCCTGTTGAAGTTTCCGCTTCGTCTGACGTGCATCGTCTTCGCTAAGATCCTCGACACCGCCCTTGTAGTCTGGTCCGACCATGATTGATGGCATACCGCCATTGCGGACCATGCCGAATGCAGCTGATGCTGCGACGTTGTCTGTTGCGATCTCGCGAAGGACAGAAGTGACAGGTGAGCGACCGAAGCGACTGTCCTGCGGATCTCGACCATACCTGATGTGAATGATGTCCTCGAGCGCTATGTCGTACGACGTGCCATCGACGGTGTACTGATACTTGATGAGCGGATTGATCTTATTGCCGACAGGTCTCATCATGTCAGCCGCCAGGTATTGCAAACCGACTACACGACCAGAGACGCGAACCTTGCGGAAGTAGGCGTTTCCTAACAGCTGGTAGTCTGGAAGAATCCACGACCATACGAGCGAAGGCGGAACGTTAGGGGTTGGCTGCGCCAGCAGCTGGAGAATCGGGTGATCTGCTACTGTCTCGACCTGTCCATCAGGCATCGGTCGACGAACAACAGGAACACCCTGCGACCAGTTCCTGATGTACCAGTCCATGCCAATCGCGACGATGCTATTAAGCATCAAGTCGCCAGCCTGGTTGCGCCAGTTGAAACTCGAGCCTGGAAGGTTACGTGTCAGGAGACTCCAAAAGTCGCCGTTACCAGTGCCGGTGAAATAGGACGTCTGTCGCTGAATCAGCGGCGGCGGAAGCAGCGCGGACGGTGATGCGGTTGCTTTTCCGAGAAGTTTGTCAAAGAGTCCCATATGACTATTGTGTTCCTATCATGTGCTAGACTGCACCCCACCCACCGCCACGACCGACGAGCTCGTCGTACGCATCGGTCAAAGCGTCGACGATATCGTCATTCTTCCCCAGGGGAAAGGTTCGCATCTCATCGAGTAGTGTACGGTTCCAGTCAGCCGCGACCATGTACACGTTTCCACCAGCGACCTGACTCGCGAACGGTTCAGCGCGCACATCCTTCGCACCTGTCACTGGGAGGACTGTCACAGCACTACCGTGCAACAGCCGGAGCATATGCATCGCTTGACTCTTGCCAGCCTGGCCCGGGTCCTGCGGTAGTCGGATCCTGATGCCACGACCATCGAGAGCAGCTGTCTGCTTGATAATCTTATCCCGCTGATCGGTGTCGTACTGACCTCTCACGACATCGAGTATCCAGATGCGGCCATCCATGTCACGGCCCATTTTGACACCGACGGTGTAGTCACCACTTCCAGCTGTCGCTGCAAGGTCCCATGCGCGGGACATCTTCGCGATGTTCGGTGTCGCATGCTCGATGGTGATGCGGTCCGACTTGAAGAACGAACCCTCGCGTGGTGTTGGATGTTGCTGGTACAAAGCACTCCACCCGTAGTCCCCGGAGTTCGCGACCATCACCTCTTTGATGCGTCCGAGTTCCTTGACGTCGTATCTCTCTGGCCACAAAGCTTCGCCAGGCATACGACCGATCTGGTCCTTCTCCTCCGCGATGGCTGGCAGGTTCAGCACGGTCCATCGATGAGGTTCCGATGAGATTGCGCGAGCGGTGATGTCGTCGTGATGCCACCTGGTCGAGACGATGATGAGAGCGCCCTTCGGCTCGAGTCGCGTGTAAAGGTCGTCCGTGTACCAGTCCCATGCTTTGTCGCGGTATAGAGAGGATTCTGCATCCTCTCGACTCCTGATCGGGTCATCGATGATGATGCGCTTGAAACCGACACCGGTTGGAGGTGAGCCGACACCACGCGCCATGAAGGTCCCCCCCTCCGGTAAACTCCACTCATCCTGTGCCGCGTTGTCCTTAGACAGTTTAGTCCTGGACGAAACGATCTGTCTGGACTTCCTCGAGAAACGCCTCGCGATGCGCTCATTGTAGCCAGTGACCAGCACGTTCGCGGACGGGTCTCGCTCGATGCAATAGGCGCCATAGCGCACGGTCACTGTCTCAGTCTTACCGTGGCGAGGTGGCATGTGGATCGCGAGTCTATCGATCTCACCGCGCTCCACAGCGTCAAGGTGAGATGCGATGGCGATGAGATGTCGAGCCGTAAAGGACCAGCCATTCGGCAACGTGTCGCGAAGGTAGTCGAGATAACAAACCGCTGTCTGCGCGCTAGTTACTGTCCGAAGCTGGTTCGGCTGCGGCGGTGAGAAGTTGTATCGAGAAGTTCGCAATGCGCTCATGGAGAGCTGCAATTTGGGCAGCTGATTGACCATTGATATATCTCTCACTTTGCGCCGCTCGTGCGATTGCCTGTAGCGCCTTTAGACTGTCCTCGAGGACGGATGTCAGGAGGTCATCGAGAGACTTCGTAGGCAGCATCGGCGCCATAATGTCGTGTCGACTACCTTCGACAGGAGTCGTCATCCTGTCCCTGATCGAGATGATAGTGGTGCGTGGCAATCCACACGACCGTGCAATGACCGAAGGGCTTTGACCAGCAATCAAAGCCGATTCGACCTGTGCCAGCATCTCTGGTTCTGTACTGTTTCCTCGTGCCATGATGTTATTCTGTCTCATCCTGGCGCACTCTGCGCCTGTAGTGCAGTTGTCCGTGGCACATATAGCACAGGACCTGCACATCCTCCATCAACTCACCACCGAGTCTGATGTAGGTGATGTGATGCACATCAAGCTTGTAGCCGTCATCCTGTCGACGGCCACACTGCTCGCATGTTCTACAGCTGCGTTCGAGCGCCTTCGTCCTGATGTCCTGCCACCGCTGACTCCGCATGTACTTGCGACGATAGTCGCGCCATGCTTCGTCGACCTGGTCGCCGGACGCTCCGATGGCCTTGAGCAGACTGTATGTGTTGGACCATGGTTTCGCCATGATGGTCCTTATGATGTGGTCCGTGTCCATGTGATCTCATCCTTGATCGGGTGATCTTCACCGTACATCCAGTCAGCTGCAAACAGCGACTCTGGATCGAGTGTGAGACCTTGTAGAGTCTTCGACTCAGGTCCTGTGTGCATGACGAATGCTTCGTACAAATCGGAATATCGGATGTAGACATCGTGATCAAAGCATACGCGTGTGATCGGTTTGCCATGCATCAAGTGTTGTATTACTTCAGAGAACTTCATTCGATCACCGTCCAATCTCGCGCCAGGACATCGGTTCCCGACAATGTAGCAAACCCCTTGCATAGCCAAACACCTGCACCATCGAGCTCGTAGCGCATGAGTGCACCTTCGACAAGTCTAAGTTTCCAGCGAGCGCCATCACGCTGCACAGATGTGCCACCACGAATGGAATCCATAATCACATCAAACGTCTTCCGTGTATAACCTGTGTTGACACCTTTTCCACAGATCAAGAAATAATCGACTCGAAGTGATGGCTCAGTCGAAAGCCACTTGTTGAAGCGTCGTGAATCGATGCCATGTGTTTCAATGGCATCGCGACGATCTATCCCTTGAACAACCATGTCTGCGACTTTGGAAACGATTTCTCTCTTTTCCTTTAGCGTATGCACAATGTCGCGTGGTGTTGATTCTCCACCCTGACCTGCTTGATTGAGCCATCTAGATATGATTGCGCGTGGCTCTCCGATGAGTGCAGCTGATTTGCTGATGCTGTGTCCTTCAGCCATCAGTGACAATACCTTTGAAAGCATTTCTGCTTTTTGTTCTGGTTTGTACATTGATTATCCCCTTCAAAGTAAAACACCAGACACATCCCTGATGATGTGCCTGGTGAGACAGCGAGTGGCAACCGTTTCGGTCTACTCGCTGGCGTCCTCGCCGAATGGATCGGATATGTCATCGGTCTTGATGACAGGCTGCGCGATCTTCGTGAGCTTTTTCTTTGCAGTGACTGGAGAGACGGACACGATTGCATTCGTCTGATAACCGCGTGTATTGAGCTTCGCATCGACAGTGACCATCCACTCCTTAGCCAGGAGCGAATCGATGTCGAGGTTATGAAACTCAGATGAAGTCAAGCGCCGTCCCAGCATGCCATCGAGCAGGATAGTCAAAGCTGCTTTGTCGGAACCATAGCCTTGACGGGTGAACTTCATGAAGCGGAAGGCGTTGCTGTTGCTGTCGCCATACTCAGTTGTCTCGAATGTAAACTTAAAGTTCGGGACCATGACATTCGGATCATCGTAGGATGGTCGGTCGATGCTCTCGACATTAGCCAGGCGGCAGACATAAGATCCTGCGACGGCTGCCTCAAACTGTGAGCTGCCATCGCTGAACGTGGCAGATGAAAAGAAACCCATTTTTGTATTCTCCTTCGGCCATAAGGCCGCTCAGTTGACAGTGCTGGCTCAATCACCAATCCAATAGT